GCACCTTCAGGTCCCCATCCTGGATTAACTGCTACATTTTCCATTGACACTATATCTTCCTTCCTGTAAAGCTTACCTGCTTCAAGCATCTTCTTGCAGAATGGACGCATATTATCATGCCTAAAGTCACCTGCATAAACGTAACGAGTAATAAAGTATTTGCCTTCAATAATAGCATCCTGCTCACTCTTAGCAGCTGGCCTTGCTGCTCCTGTGCGTACTGCAAACTCATGCTCAATTTCATCATCCGCATTGTATGCATCAATCAATATCCAGTCCTCATTACCATCTTCACCTAATGCTATCAGTGCTTCACCTACTTCGCTGTCATCTACTTTTTTTTTAAAAGCAGATTGAATTACCTCCGTAGGTTGTAAGCTACCGGGCATAACATCTGCAAAGATTGCATCAACAGTTGCCTGTGGTAATGTCGGGAAGGCAGCACCAACAATAGCTTTCGCACTTGTTACAGGTACTGCACCTGCAGCACTCTGCATTACAATGTCAACAAGCGATGCTATCTGCGCACCATTCAATGCCGTTGCAGCTACATCCGCTGTCGTGCCTGTGGCATCTACAACCGCTTCTGCTTGCTCAACTGCAAGTGGCGTGTTCGGTACAATCTCAAAGGTCACACCGGGCAACTGATTGCTTAATAACTCTTCGATACTTGTATTTATCTTTTCTTGATATGGCTCAATCACCTGCTTGTTGAATATCTCAAGACCTGTTGCCATTTCATCTTTGTTGCTACCAAATCCTGATGCCTCGCGAATACCAAATAGAAGTGGTGTAGTTACACGATGCGCAGTAATTATCTTTTGCGTAGCAGTAGTATCCATCAACTGGTACTGCTTATCTGCATCGTTAACAGGGAAAGGTGTGATTTCTGTCTTAGGTTGATCACGTTCGTTAAAGAACATCACCACCTTACCTGCATTCCTTGCACCACTCATTTTGTTTTCCCAGTCCATCATCATCTGCTGCTTCTGTTCAGGTGTTGCCTGTCCATTGTAGAAGTTGATAATGGTAGAAGGAAACAAACCATTACTGATTTGATTGATGTGGAATATGCTTATCTGCTTATCTAACTCAATATAGTTAATAGCACTCCAGTAGTCAGGACGTGGGTACACATCACTGCCTGTATAGGTAAAGCACCAATAGATTTGGCGAGGCTCTTCCGTACGTGTGAGGTAATTGTACTTCGGTATAAATTCAGGAGTGTTCTTTTTCTTGCGTATGTTACTCCAGTCGTAGCTATGGAATATTCCTATCTCACTATCATCATCCTGATTCACTGCTATTCTGCATTCTTCAAATGGAATAGCATTTAGCTTTGATATCACCGTGCGGTCATTACTCCAAATCACTTCAATAAAAAAACCACCAAACAACTTCATGTCATGCGCACACGCATAAGTCAAAGTGTTTACATCTAATGCATCTAATTCCGCTTGATACTGCTCTGACTTAATACCCTTGCCTGCTATCATATCACCAATAGCAACTACCAAACTACCATGCACAGGTGATTCGTGTGCAAGGTCACGCAAGTATTGAGGGAAGTCGTTTTGATCACCATAGTTAACCCATCCCTTCCTGTCTAATTTTTCAGCATCACTCTTAGCGACATACTCACTAAGCTTCAATGATACTATGTTTGATTCTTTAAGGTTCATATATTATATCGTTTGCTATGGTATCAGTTGGGACATCAAACCATGTTGTGTTATCATTTAATACAGCATATCCGCGCTGGCACAAACCAACAACAGAAGCATTTGCCGGATTAACATTGCTGTTTGAATTTTGACCATATACTTCATAGCGGTATCTTCCTGCTAATGTAAGGCCAACAGTCGTTATTTGCAGTTGAGTTATGCGCACACTTTCGCTTAAGATATTAGCAACCTGTGCCAGGTATGTGCCAGTAGTACTATTTTCTTCGTGTGTTAGTACTATCAAATAGTCCGTAAATGGTGTAGCGAAGTATTGTCTTGCTTCATCTAAGCTAAGAAAAGCAAGTTGGTTTGCCTGATTTGTAAATAAGTAGATCATGCTTTTAAATTTAAAAAGGGCAAGTCAAATATAACCTGCCCTTTTTTCCAATACAACAATAACACACGAACGGAACAATTCTTAGTAAGCAGGGCTTACAGTAATACCTGCGAAGTTGTCGAAAGGTACTGATGTGAAAGGCTCAAGGTGTACAGCAGGTGTAAGCTCTTCAGCAACTGCAGTAACTTGATAACCCATTAGATCAGCTTTCTGCGCACCTGATTGTACAGTACCTGCAGTCAACTGCGAACCTTCACCTGCACCAACGAGCAATATCTGATCGTCATTAGTACGAACAAATGCAATGAACTTTGCTTTAGCTACATTCAAAAACTCGTTACGCATATCTTGATTCAACTTACCGAAAGTCCATTGAATTTCCTGTGAGAAGAACAAAGTACCAGTTTCCAAATTCTTTTGTACAGTCTCAACATATGAGCCTGAATTACGGAATGGAACGTAACGATAGATAGTAGCAGTTGGCAATCCGTCAACTTCACCATTAGTACCACCATAGGTGATACCTGAAGTGAAGTCATCGTAGTTAGCAATCAATATTTCTTTAACACCACCGATACCTTCAAGGCATCCGAGGGTAAAACCTTTTGTTAAATCACAAGCCATATCTATATAGATTTTTGTAAAAGGGGCAATCCGTAGACTACCCCTTTTTGATTAATTATTATTTCCAGTAGGTGATATCTTCACCAACACAGATCTGCGCACCGAGGTAGAAACGTGCGCCATAGCGTACATTCTGTGAACCATCTATGTTCTGCATATCCAATACGAACACTTCGTTCAATTGATTTTCCTGCCAAGTACCAAGCATCAGATTTGACTTCTGTGCGAAGATGATTGTGTTAGCAGACATACCCGGACATACTGCGATTTCGTACATACCTACAAAACGCTTTTGTACTTCCGGTCCTGCAGTAGCATACCATCCGTTACCATCAGCGATTTGTGCTTGCATATACGCTTCCCAAGCCAACTGGCCCATGTAAAGTGTTGGCTTTTCCGCAGCACCTTTAACACCAGTTGGAGCAGTGTTGATCACATCCCAAATATTAGCAATGATGTTGGTGCTGTCCAATGTACCGCTACCTGCAGATACAGCACCGCTACCACCTGCAGTTATCAAAGTTTCAAAACCATCGTACTGACCAGCTGTTGCGTTAACACCTGACCACATGATAGTTTCGTTGTTAGCAGCAATACCGCTTACCATACGCTCAATGATAGCATCTTGGATTTGGGTATTTACACGGCCACTCATTACATCTGCAGTAGACCAATCTGTGAAGAAGTCTTTTTTACAGATTTGACGCTGTACCTGGAACTCTTCCAAAGTCAAGATACGCTCAGTCAAAGTGATTGTACCTGTTGGGGTAAAGTCACAAGTACCTGCAGCGAAGGTAACAGTGTCATCAATTTTACGTGCTACTGATTTGTAGGGAACGTTTGGTTTGAAGGTAACGTACTGAGTTGATACGTTAGCCTGTAGTGCTTTCGCACAAATTTCACCAGCTAATTCACCTGCATAGGTGGTGGTGAGAGAAGTAGTTGTTGGCATACTAATTTTAAATTATGAGGTGAATTATTTACTTTGTTTATTACGCAGTTCAGCCATGAAGTCACTGAATGAAGTACCATTCGATGCTGCAACAGGTGCTGCGTTTTTCTTAAATTCTTGAGATTTTACAGAAGGAACAGCAGGTGCTTTCTTAACTGAAGCAAGTTCAGATTTAACAGCATCCGCATCTTTCTTAGCAGATTCTACTGCTGCAGCTAACTCAGTCTTTTCAGACTCAAGCACAGCAATACGCTCGGACAATAAACCGATAACAGCCACGAGGTCTTCGCCGCTCATTTCAGTTGATTGTTCTTCACGTTCAATTTCGGCAACCATACCATCCTCGCCTACTACGACTTTGGTAACACCATCTTCAAGCAAGTATTCACCTGCAGGTACTGGCACTGGATTACCTTCAGCATCCATTGTGTAGATATCTACACCTACTACCCACTCATTAGCGGTAGAATAGATTTTAGTACCATCAGACAAAGTGCCTTCTACTGCAAACTTCAATTCCGTTGCCGGTGCTTCTGTTGCCGTAGTTTCTTCTTCGAACTTGATACCAACAGTTGAAGGATCAATGCCGTACTTATTGAAAACGGATTTGATTTGTTCTTTAATGTTTGACATTTGTTGGATATTTGGGTATAGTAGACAAAACCCCTTTTTGTTACATCCAACATTTTGTTTATCTTAGCCGTATAAATATTTACCGATAAGTATGAAAACAACACCAACAACATTAGTGCATAAAGTATCTGCACGATTGACGGAAAAACAATTTAAAGCTGTGCAAAAAGCAGCGAAGGCTAACAAGATGAACGTAGCGGAATACATCCGTGCTTGCGTCTTGTAATTTGATAGAGGGTTAGATAAAAAAGAAGGGCCACGTTTGGCCCTTTTTTTTGCTTTGAAATTTAAAAAACCTTAAACCAGAAATTATGAGAGAATAAAACGCACTTCAAATATCAGATGTTTTTCAATATTCCATCTATCTCAAGCAACAATTCTGCTTCATAGTTTTTAACACCTGCCATTGCCACACCTACTTCATTAAAGAAGCCTTCAATGCTGTAGCCTTTTACCTTGCCTTCCTTTACATCATTCCATACGTGGTCTTCATCTACTTTAGTGCCGATAAACCAAGTACCATCAGGCAGTTCGGGCAGTCCTAACTGCATCGATTTATCTTGCTTACCTTCCTTTAGCCATGATTCAACAACAGTCACACCTGTTACTGGTATCTCATGTTGCAAATTGGTGGTGTGTTGCAGATTCTTTTTGAAAAACTGATGCGCAATAGCCTGCACTGTTGCCTTTTCAAAGTACACATAGTACGGTTCACCTTTGTCATCATACCGCAGTATCTCTTTATCCGGTATTAATGCAGGACCATATAACATTCTACGTTCTTCATTGACTGCACTTAGCTGTTGCTTGCTTAGTGCAATCCAATTTTCTTCAATTGCAGGTGCATCAACAAGTCCCATTGCCGTGATGCCCAAACGACCTTCCTCATCAATCACACACTTTACTACTTTTCTTTTTTCCATGATTCAAATTTATATTTAAAGTTAACCTATTCGAGCTAAATCTGCAACGTTCTCACGTGTTTCTGCTGCACTGGCAACATCACTTGCAAGTACATAGGCACGTGGTGTTATTTGTTCTTGCCTTTGATCTAAGAAGGATGCTGCAAGTGGATTGAACTGCGCAGGCTGTGAACCTCCTCCACTATCACCGGGCAGGTTTGGTACTGAATCGTTATTGCCACCTCCACCTGGTTGCCCTCCACCTTGAAACTGCTGTTGTGCAATAGTGGCTACGTTAGCAAGACCTGCCGCGATAGCCGCACCTGCTGCAATGAATGGCTGTGCAGGAAAAAGAACTGTTGTTGGGTTAGCAGATGCTGCATAAAATATTGCATTCGCTGCTTTATACGTATCAACTGTTGCTTGCGCAATACTCAATGCCTTCTGAACTTTAAACGCAGCCTTTGCCCTTCGCTCATCACCTTTAGCAAATGCAGCAACAAGTCCATTGATTGCACCTAATGCATCCGATGTAGCCTGCAACTTTGCATCTTGCACCGCGAACTCGTTTGCTTTTCTTTTTTCAGCAGAATCTTGTTCTTGTTGTTCTAATGCTGCCTTATATGCAGCGTCAACTTCAAGTGTACTTTGACCTGCCTGTATTGCTTTTTCTCTAAGGTCTAAATACTTCTTATCAATAGCAATAATATCCAGTTCATCCTGTGTAAGATTAGCAGCGTCCTGTTCAGCACGTAGTGCAATTATTGCAGCATTGTAGTCTTCTTCCGCTTTCTTTCTTTTTGCTGCTTCTGCTTCAGCTGCTGCAGTCTTTTTCTTTTCCGCTTCTTGAAACTCTTTTAGATTTTCCTCATACAGCTGATTGACTAAATCACTTACTTCCTTTTCCGCTTTTAATTGTTCTTCATTAGCCTTTTCTTGTGCAGTTTTTCTATCCGCTGCTGCTTTTTGAGCTGCTGACTTTCTATCGGATATGGCTTTATCTTCCGCTGATTTTCTATCTGCTTCTGCTTTTTCTTCTGCAGATTTTCTATCATCAATTGCCTTTTGATCTATTTGATTAATCGATAGTTGAAAGCCTGCCTGTTGGTTTTCTAATTGCGTTAATATTTTCTTTTGTTCATTTACTGCTTTATCACCTTCTTTGGCTACTTCTGCAGGGTTAAAAACAAGTGTGCTTAAAGTCTGATTTAATTTGTCACGCTGGTTTCCAATACTCGCAAATGTTTCATCACTAATCACACCTACCTTATTTAGCGCAGATGTTATTGTATCAACTGTACCTAATAATAATTGTAAAGGCAAGGTCAAAAATTGAATAATGCCACTTACTATTTTGCGGTTTCTTTCAGCAGCATCTATCTGCTGTTGCCTTTGAATTTCCAGTGTGGCAATTACTGTCTTTTGGTCAAGTATTGCCTGATTAGCCTGCGCTACTTTTAACTGCAATATCTCACGCTCTGTCTTGCCTTGCAGTCTAAGTATATTTTCCTGATCATTAATAAAATTCAGCTGCTCCTTTGATTGTGCAGCGCGTTGCTTTTGAATTTCTAACTGCTTTAATTCCGCATCAGTAACACCATCAATCAGGGTTAATAATTCTTCAGCATACGCAATAGCAGCAACAATGGCTGCACCAATTAAGAATATCGGGTTAGTAAGTAACGCCTTACCAATAGATGCAAATGCACTGCCTATACCTTTAATTCCATTCGCTATATCACCAGGCTTGATTTGCGTAATATTCTTAGCAAGCAATTTTGCTCCTTCTGCTGCACCGGTGAAATCTAAATTTGCAATACGCGATGTCACAAGTCCAAGCGAACCACCTACTCTTTCAAACGCACCACCTGCCTGTGTACCTACTGCTTCAGCTGCATCTTGAATTTTATCTTTAAGCTCACCTGCTGCTTGCGAAAGTTCTCTATATTTTGCACTATCAGGTTCGGTCGCTGCAAGTTGTGCCTGTAATTCACGCAGCTGTACCTTCAATGATTTGCTTGATGCTGCTACGTTTTCTTCAGCAGCCGCCACTTGATTAAGTGACTGCGCACCTTGTGCTACTGAATCCGATGTAGCGTTAATCTGCGTGTTCAGTTCCTTGAGGTTCTGCTCACTTTCAGCTGTGTCAATTACAAACTTCCTTACAATAGGCTCTGCCATTAGTCAATGATTTTATATAATAAGTAAATAATGCCCGATAACAAAAATGCACGCCATGCATAAAGCGTAATACGCCACATTACACGCTGCCATTTGCGTAGTGCATAGTTGTGCTTTTGATTTGGTGCTATACCCAACTGGATGTAGCGCATTGAGTTTTTAATTGAATCCATTATGCTATTGT